ATTGAATAATGAATATTGAACAGCTTAGAAAGCAATTAGAATTAGATGAGGGTGTTAAGTATGAAATATACAATGATCATCTTGGTTATGCTACTTTTGGTGTGGGTCATCTGGTACTTGAGTCAGACCCAGAACACGGTTCTGAGCTCGGGACTTCAATCAGTGAGTCCAGAGTCATTGAGGCCTTCGAGCAGGATTGCGAAAACGTCTTGCAAGACTGCAACATCCTATACGAAAACTTTGATGATTTGCCAGAAGAAGTTCAACAAATAGTTGCGAACATGATGTTCAATATGGGGCGGCCTCGTTTGAGTAAGTTTAAAGGAATGAAACGTGGTGTAGATGCAGAGGATTGGAACGCAGCTGCCGATGAGATGGTTGATTCTGGTTGGTATAAACAAGTAACTAATCGGGCTGACCGACTAGTAACAAGAATGAGAAACGTAGGATAAAATTATGATTGAATTAAATTATGCATTGAACACGATATTTTTTCTAATATCAGGTGCAATGGTTATGTGGATGGCAGCAGGATTTACTGCACTTGAAGCGGGTTCAGTACGAACCAAAAATGTCACAGAGATTCTAACAAAGAATGTAGCACTATTTTCAGTAGCATCTATTGCTTTCTTATTGTGTGGTTATGGTGTTATGTATGGGTGGAATGAACCAGATACACATTCCATGTATGCTGATTTCTTTTTCCAAATGGTATTCGTTGCAACTGCTATGTCTGTTGTATCTGGTGCAGTTGCAGAAAGAAAGAAGTTGTGGTCATTCCTAATCTTCTCTATTATCTTTGCTGGATTGATTTATCCACTCGAAGGTGCTTGGACATGGGGTGGCGGTTGGCTCAGTGAACTAGGGTTCTTTGACTTTGCTGGTTCTGGTATTGTTCATATGGCAGGTGCCGCTGCAGCTCTTGCGGCTGTATTGATTATTGGACCTCGTGATGGAAAATACGATAAAAATGGTAAACCTAAGAATATTCCAGGCTCAAATATGCCTCTAGTCGCATTGGGTACACTGATTTTATGGTTGGGTTGGTTTTTCTTTAATGGTGGTTCTCAACTAGCATTTAATACTATCGCTGATGCAAAAGCGTTAGGTAAGATATTTGTCAACACTAACATGGCTGCAGCTGGTGGTTTGTTAGGTGCTATGATTGTATCTAAACTCTGGACTAAGAAGGTCATTCTCAATGTGACGCTAAATGGTGCATTGGCAGGATTGGTAGTTATTACTGCTGACCCATATTCATCAAGTCCAGAGATTGCTGTACTATATGGTATGTTGGGTGGAATTACAATTCCATTTGCTATGTCTCTTCTAGAGAAGTGGGGTATTGATGATCCTGTCGGTGCTATCTCTGTACACGGCATTGCTGGTATAATTGGACTACTATTGGTTCCTATCTTCAATTCAGATGCTACAGTCTTAGCACAAGTAATTGGTATAGTAACTATCGGTGGATTCGTGTTCGCATCATCTCTGGGAGTGTGGTATGTGTTACATAAGACTATTGGTCTACGTGTAGGAAAGAAAGAAGAAGATGTTGGTTCCGATATGTACGAAGGTACAGGAAACGCTTATCCAGAATTTATGGAAATAAAAAAGGTAAAGTGATGTATGAAATACACTAAAAACCAGTGGGATAGAGAAATAGGTTGGGGTAATGTTCCACTCGAATATTCCTATCCTGAATATTCTTATGAGTATTATGCTACTCATAAAAACAATATTTGGAATTCTTGGAATACATTATACAACATTGTAAATGTTAAAGTGACATATAATATGAAAGAAGTTAATAATGAATTATAATCATGTACCAGTTGAGCTAAAAGAGTTGACAACTGAAACGATAAATCGAAAAAGGTTTTACGTAACACCAGAGGGAAATAAGTATCCTTCTATAACTACTGTTCTATCAGTCCGTAATAAACAAGGATTGTTTGAGTGGCGTAAACGTGTCGGTGAAGCAGTTGCAAATCATATTGCAAGAACTGCCGCTGCAAGAGGTACGAAGGTTCACCATATGTGTGAAGATTACCTCAACAATATGCACAATGAATCGCCTGAAAAGTTTGCAGAACACGCAAAGAATTTTCTTCCTTGGTGTTTATTCAAAAGATTAAGAAGAGGAGTGTTGTGTAATATAGATAACATCCATGCACAAGAAGCAGGACTCTATAGTGATAAATACAAAGTAGCTGGTCGAGTCGATTGTATTGCAGAATATAAGGGTACTCTATCAATAATTGATTTTAAAACATCTACCAAGGAACGCTCTGAGGCTTGGAATGAAAACTATTATATCCAAGGTTCAGCGTATGCCGAAATGTTTGGTGAAAGAACAGGAATTGAAATCAGTCAAGTAGTCATTCTTGTGGTAACTGAGGATGGCACTGTTCAAGAATTTATAAAGGATAAGGAAGAGTATCTTCCTATGTTGAAAGAAACAGTTACCGAATGGAGTGTACAAAATGAAACATCTATCAATGTTGATGGCGATGTTTCTAATAGTGGGTTGTCAAACAACGCAATCGTCTGAGACAGAAACAAAGTTAGAAGTAGTTAAAAATAAACTTACAACAGTAAACCCTTTTAAGAATAATGAAATATCAGCTGAGCAACTTGTTACTAGCAGTAAACCTGTCGTGTGTGGAAGAGCAGATGCTATTCTAAACAATATGTATACTAAATATGGTGAGAGGCCGGTATTTTTAGGAGAGAGTAAAGCTTTACATCCAACTACAGGTTATAATATTACTCCAATGGTAACAATTACATATAATGATGAAACTGGAAGTTTTACAGTACTTGAACAAATGCCATTAGAAGAAAGACTTTTATGCATATTAGTAGTAGGTATTGGAAACTTTAAAAATACGACAAAAGGAACATCTTTATAAAAAAGTACTTGACAATTAGGCTAAAGTGTGGTATAAATATAATACAGTTCGATGAAACAGATCGAAAAATAGGCTGGACTTGGGGGCAGTGCCCAACGCCTCCACCAAAAGGAGATTAGAGTGATTAAATATTTAATAGGGGATCAAGATGAAGAGCCCTATAGTACGAGAGGTAAGTAAGTGGATGTTTAAAGCATATATATTTTGGAGTATATGTGCAGACATAACCTTACTTGCCGGTCTAATTTATTTAATCTTTTTTTGATGGGGGCGAAACAGGATCGACAGGTGTTAATTAGAGAAGTGGAGAATTGTCGGATGACTGCGTTATTGGTCAAAAACTATAGATGCAAACGATAATGTATCATATGAAGGTTATGCACTAGCTGCATAATTTTTCGGGGTTAGGTGGGTTCCTTGCAACAGAATACCCACCACTTTATTTAAGTGACGGCAACCTATTGCTATATCGACACTTAATGAGTTTGGTAGTTCTCTTTTATAGGACTAAAAACTACCACTTTAAAAGTTGGAATACTTCCAGCTTATTTGTAATGTTAAGGAAAACATTTAAATGACTACTACTACACAGACCGCTAAGGTCGCAGCTGCACTAGAGAATGGTGCAGAACTAACCGCTAAACAGATTTCAGCACGTTATGGTGTTAAGAATGTTCGTGCGGTTATTAGCAAACTTCGTACAGAAGGTTTTTCAATTTATTTGAATAAACGTGTATCATCTTTTGATGGTGAAACATATATGAAGTATATGGTTGGTACACCAACACGAGCAGTTGTTGCTGCTGGTTATGCAGCACTACGCACAGCGTAATGCAGATGGGGTTGTGCCTTAATACACACGCCGAGGGTCACGGTTAACCCTCATTTTTAAAGGAATAAAAAAATGGCATATAGTAACAAGTTATTAGATCACTATGAAAATCCACGTAATGTTGGGTCTTTAGATAAGAATGAAGATAACGTAGGTACTGGCCTAGTTGGTGCGCCTGCTTGCGGTGATGTTATGAAATTACAAATTAGGGTTGATGAGGACAGTATCATAAAAGATGCTTGTTTTAAAACTTTTGGTTGTGGTTCTGCAATAGCCTCAAGTTCCCTTGTAACTGAATGGATCAAGGGTAAGACATTAGACGAAGCAACGGTTATAACAAACAAAGATATTGCAAAAGAATTAGCACTACCGCCTGTTAAGATTCATTGCTCAGTTCTTGCTGAAGATGCAATCAAAGCAGCAGTCGCTGATTATAAAACTAAAAGAAGTGAATTGAACAAATAGGATTGTTGATGAATACGATGAGTACGACTAAAACATTCTCTCTTAAAATAGAGAGTATTGCACAAGAAAAAAGAATTACACATATGGAAGCCGTGCTTTGGTATTGTAAAAACGAAGGTATTGAACCAGATACAGTAGGTAGTTTAATATCTAAAGCACTTAAACAAAAGATTGAAGCAAATGCAAGAGATTTGAATTTCCTTCCTAGACACGCACAACTACCAGTATAAGGAATATATTATGGGAATAGCATTATTAGTAATTATTAGCGCATTATTTGTAACAGACAATAAAGAGTTTTTTGATAAAGTTGAAAAAGACATTGAAGCAGGATATACATGGCATCTTGTAGGGCCTAGAGATGCTGACCCAAATTCACTTTCAATCTCAATGGAATCTGAGGGATATAAGCCTCAAATCATATGGAAATTAAAAAAGGATTAAAGGAAGGTTTGGTAAAGGGAGCGATTGTTCTCTTTCCAACCTATCTTACAGCATTTTTAACTGATAAGATGATATATGTTATTCCTATGCTTGCAGCTGCCAGTTTCATTGCATCAAGTATAGGTGGTAGCAAACATCAACACAGAGTAGAAGAAGACGGTTTTAAAAAAGACGATGCAAGCAGTTGATACCTATCTAATGTATTGTGCTTTGAAAGCTCACTTCAAAGGTGATTATGATTACCACAGGTTTAGCGGTAAAACAAAAGTTTCCAGAGATTCTTTCTGGAAACGGAAAGACCGCATTTTCTTTGTCAAGACTGCTACTAAGTATAAAGATACTGAAGTCCTCAATTATTTTGTATCAAACTTTATTAAAGAGCGTGACGGATACATTGCAAACTTTAACACCAAAAATTATGAAGAATGGATGCAACGAAGGAAGATGTTCTATGAACTCTTCTCTCAAGAGTTGCAGCCGTTTGTCAAGAACTTTGAACCTCTTTTTGAATGTAAAAATGATAACCATCCTACATTGTTAAAAGAATATTTGGGTAAAAGAGTCTCCATTGAGACTATGATTATATTGGATGAACTTGTTGAATTTAGTAAGAAATGGGATAAGGAGTTAATATGGGATGA